ACTATGAATTTTGGATTGAAAATTTTTATCCCACAGAAAAGTATCTTAAAAAAAATGAAAGGAAAATAATGGCATCTATTTTAGATATGTTTAAAATTAAATCTAAAATTACCATTAAATTAATACACGATAATTCAAAATTAAACATCTTTGGATTAGGTGTGTTATGTTATTTGTTCGGTGAGAAATATTCTAAATATGTTGGCAATATTAACTCAGAGTTTTTTAAGAAAAGTAATGTAGAAAAAATGAAAGATTATTTCCCAATAAGAAATATGTTCATTAGAGACAAAAGTGACCACGGATACACATTGTTAGATAATGAAAAAGAAAATATTGTTAAAATTATTAATAACAGTACACGTGTGGATTTTGATTTTATACTGCATGAACTTTTAGATCATTTTAATATGATAAAAAAGTTACGAAAATACACCCCAAATTTACAAATGAGAGCAAAAACTTATAATGAGTTTAAAAGTGAACATAGTGAATTATCAAAACAAATGTCATTAATAAAAAAAGGTTGGGTGACTGAATATATATTTGTGGACAGAATGATATTGGAGGTTGAAAAACCAATTAATGTTGAAATTGAATTACCTGATGGTGATCAAACTTTAGATATTTTTTACCCATACATTTTAAAGAGAGATGAAGAGTACGATGAAGAAGGTTTATTTATGCACCATTGTGTTGCAACATATTCAGATAAGAAATCATCAATAATTATTTCTATTCGAACTAAAGACGGTTCTGATAGAACAACTTGTGAGTTCGATTGTCAAACAGGAAAACTAATTCAAGCCAAACATTTTTGTAATAAACAACCACCACCAGAAATGGAGTTGGCAATAGAAGAACTTAGAGACAAAACAGAATATTACGCTAGAATTGGTTTATTACATTCATTAGAACAAAAACGAGTTCCTGTTAAGATAAACGGAGTCGAAATTGTAGTGGAAGATAGAGAACCAAGACGCGTAAATGATTTGTGGGGTGACCTTGGGTTAAGGAATCCAGTCCCATTTTAACTACACAATGTAATAAAATCCATATATATTTCTTATATGGATTTTTTATTTAAACACAATCAAGAAAAGTCGGAAAAAAATAGTGATGGTAACTCAACTTGTAGTTTAAAATTATTTTACGATGGAAGTACAATTATATATTCGGCAGTTTTTGAATTTAATTATCAGAGATATGGTAACAGGAAACACGTAACATTTGAACACATGTTGGAAATTGACACAAACAATGGAGATGTCAATGTGAAATATGATATAATAAATGATGGATTAACAAATGAACGCATATTCAAAACAACAACTAAAACCAAGAGAAATGATTTTAGTATGTTACATGATTTAATTGAGAATGGATATGTTCGTGGAGAAAAAAGAAAAGGATATTGGGGAGTAAAATATAATAGGTCGATTGAAAATATGTTTAATATTATTTTAAATTTACTAAGAGTTAAATTTAAATCTGACTTTTTAATAAACAAAAACTACCAACCCGATTCAGATGTGTTTAATTTATATACATTAATTGTTGATTTTCATTTAGATATGAAAGGAATTAAAGGACATGATGGTGTATATGATGATATACAAACCGAATACCCAAAAAAGAAATGGTTAATTAAAAATGATTATAAATTTCTACCATCAATTTTGGACTCTTATGGGATAAAATCTAAATACCTAATTGGTGAATTAAATAAAAATTTTAGCAGAAAAATACAAATAGGTTCACTTAATTATTTATGTAAATTATTTGGAGAAAACTATATTGATTATTTAAAACAAATTAATTGGGATCGACATTGTTATGAAAATGTTCCAAATAAAAAGTTACATTATTTAAAAAACGACTCGGAAAAAAATTACATGATTCTAACCATAAATAAATGGGAGACCGAGAGTATCAAAACAGATTCATTAATATACTCCTTAAATAAATTATTCACAATTAGGGAACAGTTAGAACAAAGGGGTATTGATTTAAAATACACATCAAAAAACGATGGAGACTTTGATAATTTATATGAGAATTGGTCGGGAATTAAACGACACTTTTCGAGAGGGTATAAGTTAAAATACAATTTACCCGAAGAATTTATTAATGACATTGAAAGAGAAATCGTAATTAATGGTGAAATCTTTAAACCAAAATTAATATTGAATGAGGATGACTTTAGAATTGAGGGTCACAAAATGAAAAACTGTATGTCAAAACAGTTTCCACACGGAGCAATTTATATTTTTGTTGCGATACAACTTAATCGGAAAAGAATCAATCTACAATATCGAAAAGGACATCTAATCCAATCATTTGGAAAGGCCAACACACCAGTCAATAAAATTTTTAATGAGGCCACCACAATTTTAACCTCAAGATTTAAACACCACACAAATATTGAGTGGAAAAAAGAAAAATATTCAATCATAACTAATTGATTTTCAATATATATTTTAATTAAAAATATATTCTTATTTTTTTTGGAATTTCATAATTAATACTTAATTTTGTTTCATCACTAAACAATAAACAACATGAAGTATTTTTCCGTGTGTAGCGGTATTGAGTCCGCTACCGTAGCTTGGTCCCCATTAGATTGGGAATGTGTGGGTCTTTGTGACTTCGCATCCTTTCCACAAAAAGTGTTATCTCATCATTACCCAAGTACAAATTTATTTTCAGACATCACTAAACTAAACGAGCATGAAAGCTACAAAAAAATCAAATTCAACTTATTGGTCGGAGGAACGCCTTGTCAATCTTTTTCCGATGCAGGACTCAACAAAGGAATGGATGATATCCGTGGTAGAGTCTCCCTTGAATATGCAAGGATTCTTAAAGAAAAACAACCAAGATGGTTCATTTGGGAAAATGTCGAGGGCGTTTTTAAAAACAAACACAAAAAAGCCTTATGTGAAATCATCTCCTCTTTCACAGGTGTTGACTTCAAACCAGAAAGTCTTGACAAACAAGGTGTTGTCCAAGGTGAAGAATACTCAATCGCTTATAGGGTTTTCGACAGCCAATACTTCGGAGTTCCCCAACGACGCAAAAGAATCTATATTGTCGGATATCGTGGAAAAAACTGGAAAATCCCATTCTCAATACTATTTGAGCAAGGATGTTTTGAAAGCGTTGAAGAAAAGAATAGAATCAAGAGGGATGAGTACACCGAAAACATTCTCGGACAAATTAAACTCGCTGGTACGGTAACCAAGTCTTATGCTCAAACATTAGTTGATGGGTTTGGTAAAGTATCAACATCAAACTATTGGGCGGATAAAGAAGGTATTAGAAGGTTTACTGAACGTGAATTAGAAAGACTACAAGGTTTCCCTGATGGGTATTTGGATTTTGAAATTAATGGTAAGAAACCAAGTTATTCTTCCGTTAAAGGTGCTATTGGTAATTCAATGACTGTCAATGTAATGTATTGGATTGGACAACGAATTAATTTCATTGACAATTATGTGGAATCTAAAAAGGTTTTGAAATCCAAGAAAATTTAACTATATTAGATTATGCAAGAAAAAGAATCAAAAACAAATAGTCATTTTTGGATTAGTATAATAAAGTCCATCATAAGATTTGGAGCATGTTATTTTTTATTTAATGGTGACATTAAAAGTTCAGCATTGTTATTCGCATTTGCTGAAGGTTTAGGTATCGCCGAAGAAATATTTTAAATATGAATCATTATTTAACTCACGCATTTGTAAAAAAATTAAAAGATGAAAACAAAAGAAAGACCAACGAACAACTTCGACACAATAGTGTTCAAAGAACTGAACTTTCAATCACACCCGATGGGAATTGGGGAACAGTGTATAGTTCAGTTTCCAAATGGTTACGGAGCTAGTATTGTAAAAGGTGAACATACTTACGGAGGTAAGGATGGTTTATATGAAATTGCAATCTTTGGTAAAGATGGTGAAATATCATATAGTACACCAATTACTGATGATGTACTTGGTTACCTTTCGGAAGAAAATGTAGAAAAAATATTGACTGACATTAAAAATTTAGACTAATGACTACCGAAACTAAATTTAGGGCGGGATTAACAATGACATTGTTAGGACTAGTTATTATGACATTTGAATTTTTAGAAAAAGATAGGGTATATCAGGAACTTAAAGTGTCATCATCAAAACAAATCGATAGTTTACAAATGCAATATTTTAATGATGCGGGTAAATATGAAATGGCCTTAGAAATGTATAAAGAAATAAATCCTAAGGCCGTTCAAGAAATTGAATTAATAAAAGCAACACAAACAGAGTAAATGAGTACAGTATATAATTTAGGTAACGACTATGTGAATGTAAAAGCGTCGTCTACCGTAAAATTAAATGAAAGTTTCACCGTTTTCACACAAGAAGGACCTATTGAATTAAGTGTAGATATTATTGCCGATTTTGCTGAGATTCCCGAAAAGTATCATGAAGTTTTCATGAACGTATTAACATCAAAATATATTAATAAAGTTTCATACGGAGAAAATCCATTTTCTCAATGCAAACCCATCATTAAAAGAAAGTGGTGGCAAATTTTCAAACCCAAATTCATAGAACTATGACAACATTTGAAATTGTTGGTTCATTAATGATTCTTAGTGGAATTTCGATTGCTTATGCGATGTATGTTGCCCCTGAAATGGATGATAAGGGTAGAATCACTAAACCTGGAAAAAAGTTAAGGGACTTATTTAGAAAATCACCACACGACGATTTTTACTCATAATGTGATTTATAAATTAAAAAATATGATATTTATCATATAATCAAAACATATGTCATATTCAGATAAAGTATTAAATCACTACTCAAATCCTAAAAATGTAGGAACATTGGACAAATCTAAACCAAATGTTGGTACAGGATTGGTTGGGGCACCTGAGTGTGGTGATGTAATGAGATTACAAATTGAAGTAGTGGATAACATTATAGTTGATGCTAAATTTAAAACTTTTGGATGTGGCTCAGCAATTGCATCGTCATCCGTAACAACTGAATGGTTAAAAGGAAAAAGTGTTGATGAAGCGTTAACCATCGATAATATGGATTTGGTTGAGGAACTTAACTTACCCCCGGTTAAAATACATTGTTCAGTATTGGCTGAAGATGCTATCAAATCAGCAATAAACGATTATAGAAAAAAACAAGGGTTGGAGGTTTTAATCTTTGAAGAATCACATATATAAAAAATATAAAGTATGAGTTTTATTATTGGGAGGGCTTGTGTTGATTGTATGGATACCGCTTGTGCAAATGCTTGTCCGGTTGATTGTATCCACGGACCAATTAATGTTGATGGTTCGGGTTCAGAAGTTGCAAAAGATGGTAGAGAATCGTTCCCTGGTGGACAACTTTATATTAATCCAGACACTTGTATAAATTGTGGGGCTTGTGTTCCTGAATGTCCTGTTAGTGCTATTTACGAAGATGAAGACATTGCAATTAGTGCAGGTGAAGAAGAATACGTTCATAAAAATTATGAATTCTTTGGTTTAAAATATAATTAAGATGGTTACAGTTTCAGAGAAAGCACTTGAACATGTTATTGAATTAATGATGAATCAGGGGATAAATCCTGACACTCATTATCTTCGTGTTGGAGTTAAAGGAGGTGGGTGTAGTGGATTATCATATGCCATGGATTTTGATGATACAGTAACAGATATGGATGAGATTGTTGATTTAAATTCATTGAAGGTGATTATAGATAAAAAATCTGTACTATATCTATATGGTACCGAATTAGACTATTCCGATGGATTAAACGGAAAGGGTTTTAATTGGATTAACCCACAGGCGAGTCGAACTTGTGGTTGTGGTGAAAGTTTTTCATTATGATATATTACATTGGTGATAGTCACACTGCAGGCATACATACACCTGAAAACTTAAATTTAGACTATACTCACGTTACATATCCATTTTATCTATCTAAAATGATGGAGATGAGTTATGTGAATCTTGGGATACCCGGTAGTAATTTAGTAAACAACCTTAATGTCTTTATTAATAATTTAAATGACATCATCAATAATGCTGAGATTGTTTTTTTTCAATTTCAATTTTTTCAAAATGCGTATTTTAGGTTTGAAGACATTGATTTTCAATGGAAAGATTTTGTTGTTCGAGATGATGATGTAATTAAAAATTTAAAATCATTTAATTTAACTGAAGATGACAAATATGTGTTAGTAAGTTATCTTTCTAAATTTGAAGAAAGAAGAAGTTGGTATGAAATGCAACGTGTATATTCCTTATTTAATCATTTAGAAAAACATAATATTAAATGTCACGCATTATATTGGATTCCACCCAAAATAATTAACATCATCGACGATACCCGAAATATCGTGTTTAATCAAAACATTAAATTTGTATCAGGATTGGGATTAGAAACAATTAAAGATGAAACAAATGGAAAGTGGGATGATTTACACATTGGGACAAAATCTAACATGGTGTTAGCGGAATTAATATTCAACTCAATTAAAAATACTCCTAAGTTAATTTAATTTTTTTTTACCGTTTATTTTTTTTATATTATACCTATGAAGGTATTAGAATTATTTGCGGGTAGTCGTTCAGTTGGTAAAATTGCCAAGGAACTTGGAATGGAGGTCTTCTCTTCCGATTTAATTGAGTTTGAGGGTATTGATTACCCAATTAGTATATTGGACTTTGATGTCACAAAAGTCCCATTTAAACCTGATATCATTTGGGCATCACCACCATGTACTGGGTTTAGTGTCGCAGCAATAGGACATCATTGGACAGGTGGTAAAGGGGCATACATCCCTAAAACAGATACCGCTAGATTAGGTATTGAATTAGTTAAGAAGACATTAGAAATTATCAATCACTTTCAACCAACATATTGGTTTATGGAAAACCCACGTGGAGTTCTTCGTAAATTAGACGTGGTTAAAGGATTGAAAAAGAATTCTGTCACATACTGTCAATACGGAGATGAACGAATGAAACCAACCGACATATGGACTAACAGTGATCAGTGGGTTCCAAAACCTATGTGTAAGAACGGTGACCCTTGTCATGTTGCCGCACCAAGAGGTTCTCGCACTGGTACTCAAGGTAGAGCGAATGCTTATGAAAGAAGTAAAATACCTGAAGACCTTTGTAAAGAAATATTAAAAAGTTGTTTCTAATGGATATAAAAAAAATATACATAAGTGGAGGTAGTCAGTGCATCGGAGGAGGATTTAATTGGCCCGAAGTTAAAAAAGTTTATAAAGAAGTTTTCAACTTGGAAATTGAAAATCATTTAGATGTTGCTTATCCAACCCTTGTTGGTAAACACTTTAATGTGCCGGTGGTAAATGAAGGAGACTTTGGTGGATCTGTACATAGATTATTAAGACTAACTTATGATTACATATTTAAAAATATTAATGATTTAAATGATACCTTATTCATCATTGAAATACCGCCAGGTTGGAGAGAAGAAGTCTATTCAAATGAATTAAAACGTATGGTTAATATGACAATAGGAAATATATTGTCACCTGATGACCCAACAGATTTTGCTGGTGGTCATGATAAAAAAGATTTACATAAAATACATAAAGTTATATCATCATATTTTGAGGCGTTTGTTGATTATGATTTAGAATTAGATAAATGGATGAGAGGAATATTGGGATTACTTTCTTATTTTAAATTAAATAACCTCAAATACATATTGATTGATACTGGAGATTTCCAACATTTTTTATTTAGAAATAAAGTAAAAGGTGATTACAATTACATTTGGTTCTAAGGACCAAATTGGCCATACAACACCACACCAATGACTCATTGGTTAACAGAACAAAAATTATTAATTAAAGATGAAACTAATGGTTTAGCGACAGATGAACATATGGGAATTGAAGCTCATAAAATAGTTGCCAACCGTATCATAAATTATATAAATGAAAAAGATTAAACACCCATTAGTTAAGGGTAAAGTAAAAGAAATAAAACCATTCATCTATTGTGTTGAGATAGATGACGATTATGATAGGGCAATGTTATTTTGTCGTTATCAAGAGTTCTACGAATCCCCATATAAAAAATTCAGAGGTAAACCATTCACATGGATGGAGTACATGAGACATTATAAGTTGGCTTGGAAGAAAAGAACATTCACTTATCCTGATGATTGGTCTGGTTATAACATTCCAAGTAATATTATGGAAAGAGCAAATAATGTATTCTACAAGGATACTGAATATGATAAAATTATGAATGACATTTATTTTTATTGTGCAATCGATTCTCAAAATAAAAATGACGGAACAAGATGTAATTGGTATTTGATTGGTGCAAGTTCAAAAGATAAAGGAACCACCAATCATGAAATTGCTCACGGTTTATATTTCACAAATAAAGAATATAAAAATAACGTAACCAAGTTAATTAAAAACATTAAACCAACTCATTACGATAAGTTGAAGAATAAACTCATCAAGATGGGTTATGTTGATGATAAGAAAATCATTGATGATGAGATTCAAGCATTTATGTCAACAGGTTTATATAATGGATTGAATACAAAAGAATTAAAGGTATATGAAAAGGAATTTAAGAAGAATTTTAGTAATTTTACAAAATGAGACAGAAGATAATATTCATTGACATTGATGGACCATTAGCTTGGGGAACTTGGAGAGATGGTAAGGTCACTATAACAGGTGGTGCAGAAGATTTTCAAATACCCTACCCTTGGGTTAAAGAAGACTGCGAAGCACTACAAAAAATATGTGAGGAAACAAACGCTGAACTAGTAGTTAGTTCAGATTGGAAAAAACATTTCACATTCAATCAGCTTAAACGAATCTTTAGGCATTATGGTATAACTGCCCGATTGATTGATATAACTACACATCAGGACCTATGGAACAAAATGAGTAGACCATCCATAGACCACGAAAGAGCATTAGAAGTTGTGAAGTGGGCTAAAGATAATAAGATATCAAATTGGATAGCAATTGATGACCTTCGTTTAGCTCAGCAATTCAAATGGTTATCACCTCGTATTCCAATGTGGAGGCATGTAGCAGTTGATGGTGACCACGGAGTTGGTGGTAGATTGAGAGATAAAATTGAAGAGTGTATACTTAAATTAAACAGATAACATAATGGAATACTTACCAGTTTTTGGAATAATATTTATTGTTGTAGCAATAATATCTTGGAGATGGGTTGAAGGTATTGACTATATGCATAAAAATCATCCAGACTATACAGGAGACGATTTATTTGGTTCGTTTGATGATGAAGAAGAAAATGAAAACGACAAACACCAAATTATGTAATTTCCGTATATTTATAATCATATGAAGAAGTCCCTAGAGGAAGATTTAAAAAGAATTCACACACTTACTTATGGTAAAACCGTAATTGAGGAGGGATTTTTAGATGATGTATTAAAATCAGTTGGGTTAAAGAAGGATGATAAGAAGATTGACGACCCAAAGAAGGCCGACTTGGTTACTGATGACGTGAACGATTTCTTTTTATCACTAGAAAAGGCGTCACAAGGTGGGTTAAGTCAACAACAAAGAGGTGGAATGACATTCCAAAAAGAAGTTGAATCTATGCAAATAGGTTTAATGTTATTGGGGTACGATTTACCAAGACATGGTGTTGATGGACTATTTGGTCCTGAGACCGCAGCTGCCGTTACTAAATTTACAAACGAAAAGGTGGGTAAAGTTAAACCTGTTAACGAGTCGGTTAATTTAGTTAGTCAAGGTGGAGGTATTATTGGAAAACCAGGTCAAGGTACTCATAATCAAAGTGACTGGCAGAGTGGTAATGCTTGGGATGTTACAGGTCCTGTCGGAACTAAAGTCTTTTCGATAACAAATGGTGTGGTTGATAGACTTAAAAAAAGTAGTGGTAATTTAATTCAAAATTCAGGTAAAAAAATATATGGTGATCAAATATCAGTAAAAAGTTCAGACGGTAAACCAGATATTTTTTATACACATATAGAAACTCCATTAAATATTGGTGACAATGTTAAAGAGGGGGATGTTATTGGTACTATAATGCAAGTTCAGGGAATTCCATCACATGTTCATGTTGGAATGTCTAACGGTAATTTAAGTGATTTGGCTTCAGGTTTAAGTAATGCGGTTGGTGGGATTGGTAGTAGTGCTACGATGACAAAAGCAACTCCTGAAATGTTAAATAAACTTACTGAGTTACTTAAGGAAAGAGGGGTAAAATCTGAAGAACTTAAAAAATATATAGATGCTGCTGTCCTTACAGGTGGTAGTGCGTCATTTACTGATTTAGATTTAAACACTGATGAGGGTTATAGAAAATATGCTCAAATATCTCAGAAATTTATTGATAGTAGGAAACCAAACCTTTTAAATATTACAGGTGAAATGATGGCAAGAGGTGCAAAGGGTGCCTTTGTTAACTTTAGAAAGTATGTCCCACCTGAATTAGCTTTAGCTCAATTAGCGGCTGAAGGTGGTATTGGTAATCCAGACTCTAATAGTAGACCAATTAGAACCAATAACCCGTTTAATGTTGGTAACACCGATAGCGGGGCAAATGTTCAACATAACGATGTTCAAAGTGGTATTAATACCTATTACAATTTAATTGCTAAGAATTACCTTACTGGTGGTAAAACCGCAAATGACTTAGTTCAAAACTTTGTTAACAAGTCGGGTAATAGATATGCAGGTTCAAACTATGAACCTGTTATTAACAAAATTGCAGGTGAAGTTAATAGAATTGCGTCAACAGTAGCTTAATAAGATTATTCCATTATTGTTTTGGATTTATCAAATAAATTATATATATTAGTATTCTAAAACTAATATATGCCTAATGAAATTTGTATTTTATGTGGTAAAGAAACCACGGTAGACATGAACACACACGTTGATTACAGAACAGGATACATTGAAGGTGCCGGACAACTATGTACCTCGTGTTATCTTAAAGGGGATTCAAGTAGTCGGGAAATGATAACCATACCCCAACATTACATTAAATCATATCCAAATGACGCTGAGTTAGGTGGTAAAATTAGACAGTTTTATTACGAAAACTACAATGCAACACCAGAAGAAAAGAAACCAAACCAATGGATTTGTGAATATTGTGGTGGAGACACGTCAGGAGGGGACGGAGATTACTTGGTAAATACCGACCATCTTTCCTGCGTTCTTAAAATGAATGTATAAATAACACAAATACGATAATTGTAGTATTTATATACATATAAGAATATCTATCAATGAAAGAAATATTAAAGAAAGACTTAATGAAACAACTTATTGAATCCCATATGGAGGTTGATGAGTTGGCGGATTTTAAGAAACAACAGGGGATTGAAAAATCTTGGGAGCCAATCATGAGTGAACCAGGTGATGAAGGTAACTATAAAACCACAGGTCAGAAATTTAGAAGTGGTAGTGCGTCCGGAGAACATATTGGTCATAAAGTAATTGACAAATCAACAGGAACACCTGTTGTAATATTTTACCCTTGTCAAAGAAACATTGATGAGTTTGTTGCAACACATAAAGATGCGATTGAGAGATTAAAAGAACAATACGGTGATGTTTATATTACCGATTCAAATACCATACCAAAGTGTGAACCTCGTTTAACCGGTTCGGCAACAAAATCACTTACAAATCTACATACAAATCAATCTAAAGATGTAAATAGAAAGGTTGATTTTTCTTCTGAAATTTCTGATAGTGAATATATTAAAAGATATTTGATATATCCATTGATAAATCAAGTTTTATTGGGTGATGGTACAGTACAAAACCATTTAGAAAAATGTTCACTTCCTAAAATTAAAGTTAGTGAAAGAGCAAATTTAGATAGACACAGCACATTTTCAAATTACGAATTAACATATCAAACTTTAAATTTTAATTCGTATAAAGATGTAAGAGATTTCTTTAACGCTGCGGTTAGAAACGTACAGGATAGTGAAGTTACCCAAGAAGAAAAAGATTACAGAGAATATCATTTAGCTCGTCAATTTAATAAAGTTTATCATAATTGGGAGAAAACCAAAAAGAATACATCTTTATGGCGTGGATTTACACCAATTTATAATTTGGAAGCATCTGGTCTTTCCTCACAAACTTTTGATGTTACCGTTTCGTCTTTACTTACAATAAAAGGTAATGAGATTTTAGGGAATGGATATAAATGGTCAGTTGAATTTATTACTGAACATGGTAAAAAATTAAAAGACAATTCACAATTAGGTAGATTGAGATTAGCGAAAGACTATGAATTTACATCTGAAGAAAATGTGGTTGATGTTGCTGTTAATAGAAGTAAAGATTCTTTAGTTAAAAATCCGGAGGTTAAAGAAGGTTTAATTAAATGTTTAGAAGGTATTAAACAACAAATTTTACAGATACCAATACAAGATCAATTAAAACGTGCTAAACTTGTTCGTTTTGAATTAACACCAGAAGAAAAAATGGACTTAAAACGTCAAAGACAAGAACGTTTATCTGGTATGAATCAAAGTCAAGGTGAAGAACAACCAGAACTTAATGAAAATTTAGTTAATAGTATTGTTCAAAACATATTAAAAGAAATAAAAAAATAAAGAGCCCATCCCTGAATAGTATTCTTGGATTGACACACGTACGTGTTTCGCTTTAATCCTCACAGAAATGTGGGGATTTTTTTTGTGATATTTCGTGATATCAAAAGAAAAGTTTATCTTTGTGTCATAAACTAACTCATAATGGGCACAAACTACTACAGAGTACCAACACACGAAGAAATGTTGAAGAGACAACAAACTCTAATTCAACAAGTTACATCAATGGATATGTCAATCGAAAACCTTGAAAGAGAAATGAAATATATTTCCCCAACAAAAGATTGGGAATGGTTTTCACCTTGGGAAATGTTTATCGATGGGACAAACATTCATTTAGGTAAACGAAGTTCAGGTTGGAAATTCTGTTGGAACTTTCACAAAGACAAATACTATCAAGATAAAGAAGAATTACTTTCATTTATTCGTTCAGGTCGTGTTGTTGATGAATATGGTGAGGAACAAAATGTTGAGGAATTTATAACAATGGCTCTTGAATGGGGAGAACCTGATGGGTTGGTTGTCAATGAGATATATCGAATTCAACAAAGAGCTAAAGGTGTCGGTTCATTTTTTGATAGACCCGAATACGACGATAGAATTGTTGATGGATTGAGAGTTTCATCGTCAGATGATTTTTGTTAAAAATAAAAAAAATATGAAAAAGATAATTGGGTTACTTTTTTTTTCAATAACATTAGTCTCCTGTCACGGAGATGGTATTGAAAAATCAAAAACAAATAACAATGAATATGATGTTACATATCTTTTTGAAAAAGATGGTATCAAGGTCTATCGATTTTACGATGGAATACATTTTCATTATTTTACAAGTCGAGGTGAAACAATGACAACACAACAATCAGGTAAAACCGATTATCAAGAAAATATTAAATAAATTTTATTAAATGAGTACATTGTTAATTGTTTTTTTAATATTGGTTTGGATAATGTCATCAACATATGTGATGTATTATCATAATAAACATTATACATTAGGTTTGGATATGATAATAGGTGCAATATTGTTAGGACCAATATTGGCTTTAATAGTAGGAAAGGATGTTGAAGAGAAGAAGAAATATTATGGGGTAATGGAACGAGAGAGTAACAATCAACATAGAGGATGGTTTAGAACAATGTCAGAAATTAATAGACAACGAATGACAAGTTTTGGTAGAACAATCCCACCTCCACCACCGATATCACGAATTGCTCAAGCACAATCAGAAAGAGAAACAGCAATTAGGTCCGCAATCGAAAGAATAGAACCACCAAATAGAAGACCGAATAATAAAAAAGATTTTAAATTTTTTCATTAATGTTAAAGATACCGAACGATAGGAAAGTATGGGTGACTTCGGACACACACTATTCACACACCAACATATGTCGTGGAATAACTAATTGGAGACTACCCAATGGTGATGTACCAGAGAAACAAACACGCCCATTTGAAACATTAGATAAGATGAATGCATCAATCGTAAACAACATCAATGAGGTTGTTGGTCAGGATGATTTATTAATACATTTTGGTGATTGGTCATTCGGTGGATTTGAAAATATAGAAGAGTTACGAAATAGAATTATATGTAAAGAAATTCATTTAATTTTTGGAAACCACGACCATCATATTGTAAATAACAGAGACGGATGTCAAAAACATTTTACATCGTCCCAATGGTTTTTACAAATAAATTACTTAGGTGAAACATTAGAATGTATGCACTACCCAATTTCTTCGTGGAATGGGTTAAATAAAGGACGTATTCATCTTCATGGTCATTGTCACCTACCTAACCATAAAAAGTTCGGCAATGGTCGTAGAATGGACGTTGGGATGGATGGTAATCCTGAATTTGCACCATATGATTTAAGAACGATTATAAACGACATGAAGAAGAGACCGATTGGTTCCGAACTTGGTGTTGATGACCATCATGTTGATGAATTAAAAAATGTTGTTGGATAATTTTTTTATTTCAAAATAATTTCTTATATTTTGAATATGACTTTAGAAGAAATTATTAACAGTTATGGTGATGAAGATTTATTAAAGGCGGATGGTTTTGACGAAGCGGTAATCGGAATTGAAATAAACACAAGTAGATTGGTTTATGACATTTTTAAAATGAGAGAACTCTTGATTAAGAATGACGGAATGTCAAGTGATGATGCAATGGAATACTTAGATTTCAATGTACTTGGAGCTTACATGGGAGAGAAGACACCAATTTACGTTCAAATATAAAATCACAACATATGTTATTAGGTTTAATTCTATTACTTATTTTCACGGCATCAAGCATAGTTTACTTATGGTTTGAACTATCCATAACGAATGATAGATTACGATGGTTGGAGGAAAGATTAATTCAGTTAGAAAAAGACGCAATAAAAGTAAAATTTAAAAAAGAAACGATATGAACATCAAACAAGCATTAAAACGCAAAAATAAATTGGCGGGATTAATGAATGAAGAATTTGCGAAGGCGAATAAATACAATAGTGTCGAGGAAGGAAATCCTCGTCCATATTCTGCGGTTAAGTCGTTAGATAGTTGGATGGCACTTATTGATGAGTTGGTTGATTTAAAAACAAGAATTCACACGGCTAACACACCTGTGTTTGAAAAAATCTTTAGATTAGCTGAATTGAAATCACAAATTAAAAATTTAAAATCTTTAGATTGTACTGCCGGTAAATATAATGAAGGTGGTAGATGGGGGAATAGTGAATCTGTAATTAGACATTCAGAGATTACTGTAACCGAAAGAGATTTAATTATAAAAGATTTAGAAGCTCAGATTGAACATATTCAAGAAGAATTGGATACTCACAATCATAATACAGAAATTTAAAATCTTGGGTCAAGGGATGAGGATTGGAATTATTTTGTGATTCTAATTTGTTCTATTTGGTTAATCCAGAATAGTCCATTTAAAAAATCAAAAAAAAACTTAACAAATCTGCTCGGTGAACTGATGATTAGATATAGATTCGTAATTACCTGTCATAAGTCTAAAGTGTCAAAACTACCATTGTCAAACCTGAAAATTCATATATAAAACATTTAATTCTTTTGAATTTGAACTTGACCCATTTATTTAAAAACTATGAAATTTATTAAGACCGATATTGATGGATGTTTTATAATCACATATGATACTCATGTTGATGAACGTGGATTTTTTGCGGTACCATTCAATAAAGATGAGTTTAATGATAAGTTGGGTTATGAGGTAAACTTCATTCAAGATAATTTATCTTGGTCTCATCATTCCACTATCCGAGGACTACATTTCCAAAGAGGGGTGCATGCTCAGGCTAAGTTGGTTACGTGTACTCAAGGTCAAGTATTAGATGTTGCGGTTGACATTAGAAAAGACTCACCAACCTACGGTAATGTCGTTAGAGTTGAACTTGGTTGGAGTTTAAATAGGTGGTTATTTGTACCAAGGGGGTTGGCTCACGGGTTTTCAGTGTTAAGTGGTGAAGCCACCTTTCAATATAAAGTGGATAACGAATACAATAAGGAATCGGAGGGCGGAATAATATATAATGACCCAACTTTAAACATCGATTGGAAAACCACAGGAATACCAAGAGTGTCTGAAAAAGACTTAGAACTACCAACTTTTTTGTCTTTATAAGTATTTATATATAAAAGAATATGTCCATAATTAAAATAAAACAATCTGATATTGAAAAGATAGTCTCCAACATCGTAAACGAACAATCGTTAGGGGATAATCCTAATAGTATTGCTCATGAAGGGACCGATATTTCAGAAGATGAAATGGATAACGGAAACGAATTTACACAACCTGGTGAGGGTAAAATACCCCTTAAATTGGGTTTAACAGATGACGGAGGTTATGTTCTATACAGAACTAACTCAAACGGACAAGATGAAGTTGTTCAATCATTCAAAAATTAAATAAAAAAAACCTTACAAATGTGAGGTTTTTTTATGATATCACTTATCTTTGTTAAAATAATTAGAATATATGAGTTACATTATTGGGAATAAATGTGTGTCCGTTTGCGATACTGCATGTGCCAAAGTTTGTCCTGTTGATTGTATTAACGGACCAATTATAATTGATGGGTTGGGAAGAGAAATTCTATTAATGGATGATGATGAAAAAAAAGGTAAACAATTATTTATAAATCCCGATGTGTGTATTGATTGCGGTGCTTGTGTTCCTGAGTGTCCCGTTGATGCAATCTACCCAACCGAAGAAGATGCAATAAGAGAAGACGATTTAATATCTGTTAATAAAAATTACGAATTTTACGGACAAACATATAAACAAAGATGAGTAAATATAAAATATACTGCGACATGGATGGAGTCTTAGTTGACTTCAATAAAGGATATAAAGAATTAACTGGAGAAGATTTAACTGGAGAACACAGAAACGATACCGCTTTTTGGGACCCAATAACTAATGCCGGATATGATTTTTGGTTTAACCTTGAATGGATGCCTGATGGTAAACAATTATGGAATTATATTAAAAAACATGAACCTAAAATATTATCTGCACCTTCTAGAGAAGAGGTATCAAGAGTTGCTAAACATGATTGGATTGAAAAAGAATTACCGGGAACACATTTAATATTAAGAAGTGCGAAACATAAAAAAGATTTTGCCGCACCAACATCAATTCTAATTGACGATAGGTTAGATAACATCCAAGGGTGGAGAGATGCTGGAGGTATTGGTATACATCACATTAACACCAAACATACTATAGACCAATTAAAGGTTTTAGATTTGTAATATTTTGTAATATCATAAAAATTACTTATCTTTGTGTAATGAAACTACTAACTTACTACAAAGGACGAGACATTTTTTGGTTCCGTATATTTGGTTACGGACTATCTTTTAAATCAGTAAATCACGGATACGTTCCATTTTCAATTAGATATGGATATAGAAAACGTATTAAAGTATTTGGTTTGTATGTTGAGGTTTTAAAAAAA